CGCCAATGCCGCGTTACGGCGCTGTATCGCCGGCAGGAGCACTCCCGCCTCGCCGAGGCGGCGGGGGCGGAGAAGATGCGCGCCGGTGAGGACGAGGAACGGGCGGCGGCCACGGCGGTGCGGGCGGTCACTGGTGGCCCTCCTCGTCCTGGGCGAGGCAGGAGGTGCACACCATCGTGGTCGGGGTCGTCGAGCAGCATCAGCGGCCCCTCCCGTCGTTGGCGGTGACGCCGAGCGTCCGGGCGATGTCGGGGCGCAGGTATCCGCGCTCGTCGATCAGGACCTGGAGGGCCTGGCCGCAGGCCTCGGTGTCGACCTGCTCGGACAGGCGCAGGAGGTTGGCAATCCGGGCCTGGTCGGCCAGGTGGAGGATCGCGTGCACGACGGCCTTGAGGAGCCAGCCCAGGGACTGGCTCTCCTCAGTCATGTGGTCGTAGGCAGAGTCCGCAATGACGCGGGCCGTCCGCTCGTCGCCGTAGATCGGCCTGTCCCCTGTCACAGGACGGCCCTCCAGATCGCGATGGTCAGGGCGGCGATGCCTGAGATGAGCAGGACGCCGAGAGCAGCGACGACGAGCGCGCCGAACAGGGCCCCGACGCGGGCTCCGAGGGCGGGCTTGGATGTGGTCACTGGGTCTCCTCCTGCGGCTGGTAGATGATGAGTGCTGGCGGGGTGATGCTGTCGGTGCCGGCGGCGCGGTCGTCTCCGGTGCGGAGCCAGTCGTCCCCGTAGGGGGCCCGCTCCCAGACGATGCCGTGGGCGTCGCGGACGACGGTGCCGGCCGGGAGGTTGTAGAGGCGCCCCGGGGCGTGGACGGTGTTGGCGGCGACTACCCCGGCGAGGGCCTCGGACAGGGCGCTCTCTGCCTCCATGGGGTCGGCGCCGGGGGCGATGACCGCCGCGAGGCGCCGGATCTGGGCGTCCTGCTCGCCGTAGAGGCGGCGGACCTGGTCGTGGAGCTCGTCCGCCCGGTCGCACAGCCGCAAGGCGGCGTCCAGGAGTCCGGCGGTGTCGCCCTCCTGGTAGAGGCGGCGGGCCGCGTCTCGCACGGGGTCGAAGAACCTCTGCGTGCGGCCGATGACGTGGGCTCCCGCGTCGGCGAGGGCCTCGGACAGGGAGGTCACTCGTCCACCGCCTCGGCGAGGGCGAAGCGGGCGGCCTGCCAGGCGGCCGCCGTCCTCCCGTCGACGGCGTCAGCGTCGACGGCGGCGAGCAGACGGGACACGACGGTGGCCAGCAGGGGGACGACGGGCTCGTAGTCGTCGATGGAGTCGCCCTCTCGGTCCCTGATCAGGTATGCGTCCCGTACGGCGTAGTCGCCGTCGGAGTCGCGGCTGGCGACGTCCGGGAGGCCTCCCATCGGCTCGCCGGCGCGGCGGGCGGCGCGGACGTAGATGAGGGGGGCGTCCGGCCACGGGCGCGCCCGGTCCAGGATGACGGCGGGCAGGCGGCCGTGGTCGCCCGGCTCGTGGGCGAGGCGGATGCACGGGTCGCTCCACGTGCCGTCCGCCCGCTGGTAGACGTGCAGGTCGCCGTCCCGCACCTCGCTGAGGGTGGTGACGGTGGGGGTACTGGTCATGGTGGTGGTTCCTTTCGTCAGGCTGTGAGTGAGGTGAGGTCGAGGACGCCCTGGGAGAGGCGGCGGGCGGCGAGCTCGCAGTACCGCTCGTCGATCTCGACGCCGACCGCCGTGCGGCCGAGAGCCCGGGCGGCGACGAGCGTGGTACCGGTCCCGGCGAATGGGTCTGCGACGGCCCCGGCGGGGCAGCGGCCGATGAGGATCTCCATGAGCCCCAACGGCTTGGGTGTCGGGTGCCCGACCTCCCGTACTGCGCGTGACCGCGCCTCGTGGGTGGCGATCACGGACCGCTGAGGCGGCGACGACGACCTGAAACCGGCGCCGAGGATGTAGATCTCCTCGTCCATCGTCATGAACGGCGCCCGCACGGGTCCGGGCGCCATCCCCCGCTTGTCCCAGACGAGTCGGTGCCTCACCGCCTGCGGGCGTGGGGCCCGCCACGACCCGAAGACGACGGCGGGGCGGTCGCCCCACATGGCGAGGACGGCATCCCTCGCCGCGGTGTCCCGGTCCCCCGCGATCGTGACGGCCCGCCTGGTGGTGGCTACACCGCGGTGGTAGGAGGTCATGGAGCAGTCCCACCGGATCCCGTAGGGCGGGTCGGTCACCAGGACGTCGCAGTCGACCCACTCGGTGAGGTCGCGGCAGTCGCCGTGGTAGAGGGTCACGTGCTCGTCGCTGTAGTAGGGGGCGCTCACTGCTGCTCCTTTACGGGTACGCCGGCCGCTGCGAGGGCGGCCGTGATCTTGTGCTCCATCTGGCAGTCGTGGCCCAGGCAGTCGCGATCGAGCGTGGCGTACGGGGTGTCGGGGCACCGCCAGCCGCAGGAGCAGACGGCCTGCCAGGGGGTCCGCCTGCTCCCGTCCCAGGCCCTCAGCGGGCTGCCCGGGACGATGTCGGTGTGGTGGGCGCGGAATGCATCGATCGCAGCCTGCACGCTGCTCATAGCCACTCCTCCAGGTCCCGGACGGGCAGGCCGACGGCGTCGGCCCAGTCGGCCTCGGCCATGGCGCCGCGGGAGTCCCGCCACCCGGGCAGGAGGGCGACGCCGTCGCAGTCGGTGAGCAGGCGCGTGGTGGCCCGCATCCACGCCCGCCACTCGTCGTCGCCCTCCCGCGGGGCGGGGGCGGGCAGGAGGACAGGGTTGGCGGGCACGTGCCCGGCCTCGTGGAGCCGGTGCGCGGCGGCCGCGAACTTGAGGGCGTAGTGGGCCGTGCCGGTGATGGGGCCGCTGATGTAGATCCTCATGCCGCCTCCCCCTGGTCGAGGATGTCGAGCATGGAGGGGGTGCCGTGCCCGTCGTCGTCGGCTGGCGTCCCCGTGCGGGACCAGGCGGCCAGGACGGTCAAGGCGCGGGCGGTCTGCTGGGGGACGACGCCGTTGCCGAGCAGGCGGATCTGCCTAGTGCGTGACAGGCCGGGTACGCCGGTCACCCACCCCTCGGGGAGGCCCATCATCCACTCGACGAAGGCGGCGGCCAGGCGGCGGCCCGTCGCCGTGGCGGCGGGCTCCGACGGTGCGGGTGCGGGGCGCCCCAGGACGGCCTCCCACCTGGCGACGGCGGCCGCGTACCTGCCGAGGCCGCGGCGGGCCTCCACGCTCAGGGAGTCGCCGTGCCCGTTGCCGTTGCCGTGCCGCGCCTTCTGGGCGGCCACCCACTCGTCCCAGCCGGAGGGCGTGTACCCGGCCCCCATGTCGTTGACGGCCGGCGTGGGCAGCAGCGGCCGGGGCGCGGCGGTCAGAGCCTCGCCGCTATGCTCCGCAGGTCCGGGCCGCCGGTCGTCCGGTCGTACAGCCCTGTCGAGTCGGACGCCCTCGGTGTCGGCAGGGTGAGCGAGCAGGAAGACCCGGGCCCGCTGGTGAGGGGCGCCGACGTCGGAGGCCCGTACAGTCGTCCACTGCGCGTCATACCCGAGGCGGGCCAGGTCTCCGACCACACGGCCGAGCGCCCGCAGCCGGGGCGCCCCTCCATCCACGCGTCGTCCTGGCTGCTCCACGTTGCTGTAGGCGCTGGCACTGAGGGCTCCTCTCACGTTCTCCCAGATGACGGCCCTGGGGCGGATGATCTCGACTGCTCGGACCATGGACGCCCACAGTCCGGAGCGGGTGCCGGGGCGCATGCCCGCCCGCAGCCCGGCCTGGCTGAGGTCTTGGCAGGGAGTACCCCCGCAGAGGACGTCCACGGGCTCCACGCTCTCCCAGTCGACGCGGGTGATGTCCCCGTGGTTGGGGACGTGGGGCCAGTGGTGGGCCAGGACGCGGGTCGGGCCGGGCTCGATGTCGGCGACCCATGCGAGCCTGGTCGGGGTGAGCATGGCCAGGCCCATGCCGAGGCCGCCGTACCCGGCGCAGACCTCGCCCACGGTCAGGGGGCCGCTCATGCCGCGCCCTCGACTCGGATGAGGGCGCGGCGCTCGGCGTCGCTGGCGGGGCGGGTGTAGAAGCTCAGCTCCATGGTCGGGTGTGCGCCGTGGCGGATGTGGATGGTCGGGCGGGTGAGGAGCACGAGCCCCTGGTCGCGGAGGTGGTCGGCGAGGTCGGCGAGGGCCTCGATCTCCTGGTGGGCGACGGGGACGGTGCCGGGCAGCATCGCCCACCGCCACGTCCGCGGCTCACGGCCGCGGATACTGATACTGGTCATTCCTGGGTCTCCCTGGTCTGGGTCTGAGGGGTGAGAGCGGTAGCGAGTTTGTCGGCGCAGCGGGGGCAGACGTCCCTGATGGCGAGGGCGATGGCGAGGCCGAGGGGGGATCCGGTGAGGTCCCACTCGCTGGTCATGTGGCCGCGGCCTCCCTCGCAGAGGCGGCGGGTGCGCCAGTGCCGGTCCCCGTGGGCGTCGGTCTCCTCGTCGCGGTAGTCGACGTGGAGGATGTGCGGGTAGTCGTCGCAGCCGTGGCACGGCGCGTAGAAGGCCCCGTCTCTCATCGCTGGCCTCCCGCGGCGTTGGCGTCGAGCCAGTTGACGAGCGACTCAGGGCTGGTGGCACCCCCGTCGGCCCTGGCGGCGGCCAGGAGGGCGTCGGCCTCGCCGTGGCCCATCTGGTGGCGGGTGAGCCACTGGCGGACCACCGTGGGGGCTGACGGCCTCGCCTGCGCCTGCCGCTGCGACGGGAGGGGCTCAACGACCCCGGCGGTCTCGTAGGACGCCTGGTCGGGGTCCGGCTCGTCCGTGGGCAGGCACAGGGCCTGCAGCAGGAACGTCCGCAGGGCCACCGACATCGCCTTGGCGGTGGCCTTGTCCCCGGCGTCGAAGGCCTCCGCCGTCACCGTGCCCGCCAGGCTGTCGTCGGGGCCGTAGAGCGTGTACCGGACGGTGACGACGACCCGGGTCAGGCCTCCGCCGCCCCGGGACTGCCCGGCGGTCCGCTGGACGTCGAGGACCTCGGGGACCGGGCCGAACACTCCGGCGGAGTGGAGAGGCCCGGCGACGGCGTTCACGACCGAGTCGACGCCCCGGAAGGAGAAGCCCTGCGCATTGTTCCTCTCGGTCTTACGGACGGCGCCGACCTCGGCGGCCACACCGGCCAGGATCTTGGTGAGCGCCGTCATGCTGTCTCCTCCTGCTCCGGGTCGTGGACGCCGCCGTGCTCCTCCAGGGCGTCGGCCAGCCGGAAAACCGGCTTGATCAGGACGCCCGCCACGACCGCCGGGAGGATGACGCTCTCCGCGATCCCCACCAGGGCTCCGGTCAGGCCGCTCACCGGACCTCACCGCCCCTGGTGAGGTGGACCAGGACGACGCCCGCGACCAGGCCGATCAGGGCCCCCAGGTTCGACGTGCCGTGGGCGGCGGACCCGACGGCGCCCACGGCACCCAGGGCGGCGAGCAGCCGCCCCAGCATGTTCAGTGCCCGGACGCTGGTCATGACCGCTGCTCCTTGACCCATGCCTCCAGGTCCGACCGGAGGATCAGGTAGGAGCGGCCCACCATGGATGCCTCCAGGTGGGGCACTTGGCCGGGGCCGCCGGTGGAGTGGATGGCCTGCCGGATCAGCTTGGGGCTGACCCCGACCGCCTGGGCGGCCTCGATCAGCTTGTAGGCGACGCGCTCGCTCACTTGTCCTCCTCGGTGAGGTCGTTGGTGTATCGGCCGGTGAGCCACCCGTCGATGAGGTCCTCCTGGCCGGTGGCGGTGATGCGCGGGGTGGTCTTCTCCCGGTCCCCGTGGCTGGTGGAGACGACCAGGACGGTGGAGCGCACGTACCCCTGTTCGAGGGCCCACTTCGTGGGGGCGTTCCAGAGGCGCCCCTGGTTGCGGCACAGCCACCTGTGCTTGCGCAGCCACCGGAAGAGGGTGACCTGGCTGATCGGGGCCCCTCCCTGGGTGATCAGGTCGGCGACCTGCTTGACGAGGAGGTCGCCGTCCGTGCCGGAGATGGTGCGACCGAACCGGGTGTGCGGGGCGTCGGCCTCGACCCGGGCGGTCAGGGCCCTGTGGTCGGCCTCCACGGCCTCGCGGCGGGCCCGCTCCTCCTTCAGGGCGGTCAGGGCCCGGATCATCGAGTCCGGGTCCGCCAGCATCGCCTCCACCGCGTCATCCGTGGCGTACACGCCATGACGGCGGATCGACGGCAGCACCTCGTGCGTCACCCACCGCTTGAAAGCCTTTGCCTCGGGCTTGCGGGACATGAAGATGACCTCGTACAGGCCGGGCTCCGACGTGATGGCGGTCTTGCGCGCCTGCCCTCTCGCATTCTGAGACTCAGTACTACTGAGGGTCACCGGATCGAGCCTGCGGGCAACTTCGGACGAGTTGCTCAGCCCGAGGACCTTGCAGAGGTCGGTGAGGATGAACCAGGGCTCGCCGTCGCGGGTGATGACGCGGACCTGGTGGCCGTCGTAGGCGAACGGGGTCATGTCGGTCGTGGTCGTGGTCGTGGCGGTCACTTGTCGTCCTCCCCTGTGATGGTGGCGAGGTCCGCCCACGAGTCCGCCCACTCGGTCAGGTCGCTGACGCTGTCGTCCACGCGGCGCGCTGGGGCGAGCACTGCGACCGTGTCGTCGCCGACCCGCACCAGGGCCGGGCGCCCGGCCCCCGTGGTACGGATGGTCACGTCCTCCCCGGAGCCGCTGAAGACCTTGAGGAGCCTGGCGAGGCGGTACCCGTCCAGGGCGGTCGGCGCCATCGGCCCGGTGTCGCCCAGGGCCCCGGCGGCCGCGTCCAGGACGGCGGACGTCGGGTAGTCGCAGGCCCGGCTCCCGGTGAACACGCTCAGGACCTGGTGGCCGCAGGGGTCGTCGTCGAGGACGTCTACCGACACGATCGGGTCCCCGCCGGGGGCCTCCGCGTCCCAGACCGCCAGCCGCTGCCCCTCGACCCAGACCGCGACGTCGTCGGCGTCACCGTCGGGCAGGGCCAACGTCAGGCGGCAGACGTCGTCGGGGGCGATGGTGACGTCCAGGCCCGGGGACGACTGGACGCCCTCCCCGGCGCGGACGACCACGGCCGCGTACCGGTCGGTGCCGAGCGCGTAGAGGTCCTCCGCGGTGGAGACCAGGTGCGCGCAGACCAGGACCTGGAGGTCGCCCCGGTGGTCCTCCGCCACCGCCAGGGCCCGACCCAGCATTCTGCTCAGTCGCCAGGCGGGCAGGATGATCCGGGGGCTCATGACGCGGCCCCCTCACCGGCGGCGTCCTCGGCCGTCGCCCCGCGCCGGCGGATGATCGCCGTCTGCGGCGCCCAGAGGTCCCCGCCCCGGGTGAGGTACGCCAGGACGGCGCCGTCGGAGTCGACGTCCCGGACCAGGTAGTAGCCGGCCAGGGCGGCCAGGTCCACGGCCTCCTCCTGGTCCCCGTCGGGGTCGCCCACGTGCAGGTGGAGCGTCCAGGAGGGCGCCCTGTCGGCGTCCTCCGCGGACAGGGTCACTGAGGACACGGTCAGTCCCGCGGCCTCCAGGCGGGCCACCTCGTACCTGAGGGCGGTGGCGGCCGCCACCATGGGGCTCATCGCCGTACTCGTGCTATCGTTCATGCTGATTCCTTTCATCTGGGTCTCGCCTCCACCCGCTGCGGCGGGTGGGGGCACTTCCATGTCTGCCCCGGTCACGGCCGCCACCCGCCCCTGGGCGACGTCCTCGGTAGAATCCGGGGCATGAACCCCGCCGCTCTCCTGCACGAGCACCTGACCGTCTGGCGTGGCACCACGTCCACCACCCTCCACAGCCACTTCCACGCCACCACCAGCGGGGACAACGTGACCGAGGACGAGATGGTCGCCCGCATCCTCGACGCCGCTCGGCTCCTGATCCGGATCAACCGCGTCATCGAGGGGCTCGACCGCAGCGGTGGCCACAGAACCGGCCCTTACCGCCGCAACTACCCCGTCTGGTGCAGGTCCGTCCTCTCGATCGACAAGACCTGGCACACCGGCGCCACCTACTCGCCGGAGGACATCTGCCCCATTGCCGCCCTGGATGCCCTCGACTCGCTGGCCAGCGTCCTCGACCTCGTGACCCCGGCGCCGGGGCGCCTGTCCCACCAGCACCTCACGGCCCTCGTCACTGAGATCGCAAGTCTCCTGGATGACGACGCCACCCTGAGCGAGGAGCTGCGGGCCCACCTCCACATGGTCGTGGCCCACATGCGCGACTGCCTGGCGAACCCGGACCGGTACGACCTGGCAGATCTCGCAGAAGCGGCCGAGGACCTCCTTGGCGCAGCGAAGAACGCCGCCGAGGAGACCACGGACCCCCGGACCAGGTCCCGGTGGGAGAAGTTCCGCGACGGCATCGTCTACCCGACTGTCGCCGGGCTCATCGTCAACGGCGCCACCGCCGGGATGCCGCTGCTCATCACGGCAGGACAGCACCTCCTCAACCAGGGCTGACGTCCCCGAGGGCTCCAGCCCCAAGCCGACAGCGACCTCATCCACGGCGGCAAGAGCCCGCAGCACAGTCGCTGACACCAGCACCGCGTCGTGCGCACTCCCCTCCTCAACCGGCAGGCTCAGCAGGGCGGCACGCACCCGCATGATCGCCTCCTCGGCGCGGTCCTCGCACGACGACGGCCCCCGCCACGCCCATCCCGGCTCCACGCGACACGCGTGGTCCACCAGAAAGCGGAACATCTCGCTCATCACGCGGCACCCCCAGCAGCACGAGCCGCGTCGACGGCCTCGGCTCGAGCTACAAGCTCGGACGCAGAGACCCCGAGCACATGAGCGAGCCTCCAGAGGTCGGTGGTGGTGATGCCACTGTGCCCGCGAAGCTTGCGGGAGCACGTCTTGATGCTCATGCCGGAGCCCTCAGCCAGGGCGAGGAAGGTGACCCCCTGGCGGGCCGCCTCGGCCCTGATCTCCGCTGCTACGTCCACAACGTTCCTTTCGACGGGGTGTAGTACCCGATTGGGTACGGCCGGAGCATATACCCAATCGGGTACAGGTGGACAAGATCGCCCCGTTCTGTACTCATTTGAGACATAATCGTGACCATGGGAACGAGACCGCTAGCCACAGGCCCACGCACCGCCGCGCTCGCGGCCTTCATCTCCTACGCCATGGAGGAGGTGGGGATGAGCCGAGTGCAGCTAGAGGGCGTCGCGGACATCTCCCACAACCGTCTTGCGGTCCTCCTCAGGGGAGAGCGCCCCATGACCGTTGAGGAGCTGAGTCGTATCTGCGCAGCACTGGGCATGCGTCCATCCCGGGCTCTCGACGCAGTGGAGGAGGCTCTAGAGGAGCCTGGCGAGGCGGCGCCGGCTGGGGTGGCGGACCTGGCTGCGTGGGGTGTGGCCGCCCAGGTCACTGACGCGGACCCCCTGGAGGAGGCCGACGCCGTCTACGGCATCGATCCCGATGCGGGCGAGGAGTCCCAGGAGACCCCCTGGGACGACTGAGCAGGGCCCGGACCGTGTCGGTGGCGCCCGGTAGCGTCGCCGGACGTGCGCCCCACGCTCGACTCCCTGCTGGCCGACTGCCACGCCCGCCGCCTGACCGTCACCACCGGCCGCCTGCCCCGCGCCGTCCGCGGCACCTACCACCACCCGACCCGCACCATCACCCTGGCCGCCGGCATGCCCGGCTGGGCCGCGGTACCGACCCTCATGCACGAGATGGTGCACGCCGACCGGGGTGATGACGGGCCGCAGCCGGCCGCCATCGAGGCCCGCATAGACGCGCTGGTCGCCTGCCGGCTCATCACTGTCGGGGAGTACGCGGCGGCCGAGGACCTCGTGGGGCCCGTCGTCGGGGCTCTCGCCGCCGAGCTCGACGTCCCGGCCTGGGTGGTCGAGGCCTACCGGCGCACCCTACTGTCAAAATGTTCTAGCAGCTGTCAGTAGACAGCAGGGCCCCGCACCATCCCTGGTGCGGGGCCCTCTTTTCGTCGAGATGCCGCCGAAAGGTGATCCCGTGAGGAAATGGCCGACTAGATGGCCGACTGGATGCGGCGGCATAGGCGAGCAATCGCCGATATCGCGCCACTCTCCGCCTATCTGCCCTCATGCTCACTCAGCATGAGATCGCAGCAGTAGGCACTGCCACCTCGCCCATAAAACGGCGATATCGCGCCGATATCTGACGTAGAGTATACCTACAGGGTACCTGTAGGTACTCCTGAGATGGCCGACTAGATGGCCGACGGAGCGCAGGAGGGCGAGGATGGCGTACGGCGACGGGACCAAGCCGCGGAGGCGGAAGAGCGACGGGAGGTGGATCGCCACCGTCGAGGCCGGCTGGACCGAGCGCGGCACCAGGCGACGCCGCTCCGTCGTCGCGAGGACAGAGGCGGAGTGCAAGCGCCGCCTCCGCGCCCTCAAGCGAGAGATGCTCGCCGAGCAGACTGCTGGCACGAATCCTCGCACCACGCTCCGGAGATGGGTCGACACGTGGGCTCAGGACTACAGACACCGCGCCCGCCCCCGCGTCTACAGCGACGACATGAGGACGGCACGCAAGCACATCATCCCCGCGATGGGGGGCCGGCGCCTGTCCGACCTGTCCGTGGGCGATCTGCGCACCATGGAGCGACGCATGCGCGACGCGGGCCTGTCCGCCACCACCGTCCGAAACGCACGGGCGCTCCTCCACCGCATCCTCAAGGCCGCCGTCGTCGAGGGCTACCACGTCCCCGAGGCCGTCATGGCCGCCCCCAAGCCTCCGGCCGCGCCCTCCAGCCGGACCGCGATCCCCGTGGACGACGCCGCCCTCCTCGTCCGCACGGCCACACAGAAGGGCGCGTGGCCGGAGCCCGTGGAGCCGCCCGGGCTGACCGGGTGGCGGCGCTGCGAGTGGGCCAAGCGGCGCCGTCGCGCCCTGGAGGTGGACGCGTCCCGGTGGGTCGCCGCCCTGCTCCAGGGCATGCGTCAGGGCGAGTGCCTCGGCCTCACCTGGGACCGGGTGGACCTGGAGGCGGGGACGATCACGATCGACCGCCAGCTGGTCGAGCTCGGGCGCGACGACGACCCGGACGCCGCCGACGGCGTGAGCTATGAGCAGGTCGCCGGCGGCTACTACTGGGGCCCGCCGAAGACCCGCGCGGGGCAGCGGATGCAACCGCTCGTGCCATGGCTGGCGGCGGCCCTGGCCCAGTGGCGCGAGGCGTGCCCACCCTCCCCGCACGGGCTGGTGTGGCCGCGCCCGAAGGGGGGCCCCTGGTCGAAGAACGATGACCGGGCGGCGTGGCGGGGCCTCCAGGACGCCGCCGGCGTCCACAAGAGCGGGACAGGGACCGAGGACGACCCGTGGGAGCACTACGTGATCCACGAGGCCCGGAACACGTCGGCGACGCTGCTCATGGCGGCCCACGTCCCGCCGCCGGTGATCATCGCGATACTCGGCCACTCCGCCTACGCCACCTCGATGGGGTACATGACCGCCGACCTGGGGCAGGCGCGGGACGCGCTGGAGGGGGTGGCGGCCCGGCTGGGAATCGGCTCCTGACCCGCCTCGGGGACGACGCAAGAGGCCCCTCACCCCATGCTCTGGGGTGAGGGGCCTCTTGCGGCGCCCGTAGACGGTCATGTGCGGCGCCCCTGGCACTGCCGGCAGGGCCGCTCCTCCTGGCGTGCCAGGCGGGCGTCCAGGGCCCTCAGGTCGGCCCTCAGGCCGTCGGAGTGGGTCTCTACGCGGGAGACCCTCGCGCCGATCGACGCGAGGGCCTCGTCCTGCCGCTCGACGTCGGCCTGCCGCGCGGTCTCGGCCGTGTCGAGACGGGCCAGGACGGTGGACAGGCCGGCGCGGACCTCGTCGATGTCGTCCCGCAGGTGTGTGCCGTGACGATTGGTGACGCCATCCCGGGCGGCGTCGGCAGCGGCCTCGGCCCGCTCGGCGCGGCGCCCCACGTGTCGCAGCCCCTGCTCGACCCGCCTCGTGTAGGTCCGTATCAGGGCCCCGAGGAGGCCGAGGACCGCGACGGTGACGACCGACGCCGCCCCGACGACCTCGGGGGCCGTGAGCACCTGCACCACAGGGTGCGGAGCCGGAGTCATGCGGCGGGGAGCTCCGGCTTCTTGTCCGGGGCGATGATGCGGGCGGTGTCGTAGAGGCCGGCCGCGCCCAGGCCGAGGATGAGGCCGGAGGCGGCGGCGGAGTAGGCGCCGGAGCCGGCCAGGGCGTGGTCGGCGACGGACAGGCCGACGCCGAGGACGACGGCGGCCAGGGCGGCCGCCTTGGTGGGGAGGCCGAGGTCCTTGGCGAGGGTGACCAGGGCGAGGACCGCGGGGGCCGTGGCGAGCGTGGTGACGGTAGAGTCCATTGATGCTCCTATATCGGGATTGTCAGTCAGTTCTTGCCGGCCTCGACGGCCTTCTTGATCGCCTCGATGTCGGCGCGCATGGCGGCGCCGTCGGCGTGAATGGCGGCGATATAGTGCTCAATGTCGTCCAACCTATTGTAGGTCGACTTCTTGCCGCCCTCCTTGAGGAGAAGCTCAATTCGCTTGAGGGCGTCAGTATTCTCGGACATGTCGATGTCATCTCCTGTCGTGCTGTAATCGGGGTCGGCGATAGAGCGCCACTTGTCGGCGCCCCTGTAGCAGGCGTTGAGGTCGATGTCGCCGTCGTAGCCGGGGACTCGCCCCTCGGAGGTGTACTGCCACATGAGGGTCCACCAGCCGCAGGGCAGGGGGGCGTAGGGGCAGTCGGGGGTGGCCAGGTGGTCGGGTGCGGTGCCGGGGTAGCCGGCGACCCACAGCCAGTAGTCCCTGGCGACGGCCTCCCAGGCGTGAGCGCGGGCGACCGAGGCGGACATGTAGATGATGGGGCGGATGCCGGTGCGGGCGGTGACCTGGTCGAGCCATGCCTTGGCCCAGGCGACGTCGGCGGTGCCGTCGGGGTCCTCCCAGTCGAGGACGAGGAGCGCCCGGCCGAGGTAGGGGCGGACGGCGCCCACGAAGGTCTCGGCCTCCTCCGCCACGCTGTTGGCGGAGTTCCAGGCGAAATGATAGGCCCCGAAAAGCTTGCCCGCGTCGAGGGTGGCCCGGGCATGCTTGTGGAAGCACGGGTCCGTGTAACCGGACCCCTCAGTGGCCTTGACGACGACGAAGTCCGCGCCGGTGGCGGCGATGTCGATGCCGTCCTGGTGCACGGAGATATCGATGCCGGACATGCGGACCCGATTCTCCGGGGCGGCAGCCCTGGGGGCCGGCGCGGGGGCGCTGCCGACGTAGCGCAGGCAGGTCGTCCACGTGGCGCGCTGGGTGTGCGGGTGGTCGCTGTAGCGGATCAGGCGGGTCTCGCCGCCGGTGTCGTCGGCGGTGGAGCCGTCGGCGCCGTCGGATCCCAGGATGTCGCCGGCGGCGTCGATCCAGGCCTCCGCCAGGAGCGGGTCGCTGGGGGTGAAGCTGTCGTCCTGGTCGCGGACGGCCATGGCGACGTGGCCGTCGGCCATGAGGAGGTCGCCGGGGCGGAAGCCGCCGTCCGGGACGGAGCCGGTCCAGGTGTCGCCGATGTCGGTGAAGCCCCGGCGGGCGGACTCGCCGGGCAGGCTCCCGGTCCACGTGGACCTCGGGAACATTGGATGGCCGGCGCCGCACTCGTGGAAGGCGATGTTGTAGGCGCCGGCGACGCCGGCAGAGCAGTCCATCTCCCCGGGGCCCTTGAGCCAGCCGGCCCAGCTGGAGTGGTCGTAGGCGGACCACCGGTTCGGCTGGGAGTAGCCGACGCCGCCATAGTCCCCGGTGCGGCACCAGTAGCGCATCTCGCTGGCCGCATACTCATTGACGGATGTGGCCATCACTCACCTCCCCGAGGATTAGAAGATGTGCGGGTGGTATGCATTTGCGCCCTCATTTCTTTTCCTGGTTCGAGTTCTATGCGGGGGCCCAGAGGGCCGGCACGGCGGGCGGCGTCCAGTCCGCCTGGGACTTGTGACCCTGGATGCACTTGAAAACTTTCCCGTCGTAGGTGGCGTGGTCTCCGACCTGGTATGTGGCGTCAGGGGCCCAAGCGGCCACGGCGTTGGGGTCCGGGGCGGAGGCGCCGGCGCGCTGCCACCCCTGCGGGTAGGCGGCGGGGCCGGCGGCGTGCGGCGACAAGAACGCGCCGGACGAGTTGATCCACTCGACGCCGTCGATGAAGATGCGCTCGCCGGGGCCGACGACGGCGCCCTGGGGCAGGGCGGCGAGGTCCTTGGGCGGGGAGGCGGCGACGGCGTCCTGGTAGGCGCGGGCAATCTCAGCCTGCCTGGCCTGGGCGTCGGCGATGACACGGCGCCTCTCGATCTCACGCAGGAGACCCGAGTACAGGTCAGCGATCTCCTCGTCTGTCAGGGCGGAGAGGTCCGAGGCCATCAGTCTGTCGCCCCCAGGTTCGTGACCGTGAACCGAGTGCCGGGGAATACGCCGCCGTCATAGTGCCAGAATGGGTCGGGTCCGTAGCCGCCGCTGGTGGTGTAGGTGGCTGTGTACGTCCCCGGGTTGACCTCCTGGACCCACCTGAACTGGTGGGTCATGAAAGTCCGGTTGTACTGCCGCTCGGTGCGCCACAGTGAGGCGCCGCTGAGAGAGAAGCCGAAAAAATAGGAGCCGACAGCCTTGTCCTTGTCGGCCTCCGTCGCGAAATCACTGTGGACGATACTGACGCACACGTCAAGCGTGAACTCGATGAGCGATCGTAGAGGCAGGTGGATGGTCCCGTGCCCCCAGTGGCGCTGAGTCTTGTCGCTCGTCGGCCGGCCGCGCCCATTAGTCTTGTCCCAGTGGCGGTGGAGAATACCGGCCCACATATTCGCCGGGGTAAGGACATACTCGCCGCCCGGGGTCTTGGTGCCGTCAGCGACGTAGAAGACTTTGCCGATGATGAATACGGCGGGGCGGGCAGGGGTGACCGCGCCGGGCGGGGCGGAGGCGAGCATGACCTTCGCCGCGGCCAGCGAGGGTGCGGGGAGCACGCGACCCGCGGAGTCGTCGTAGGCCTCCCACGCCCCAAGGAGGTCGTCGCCCGGAGAGGGGACGACGCCGCCGGTCCATCGTGTCTCGGGCATTACCGCCTCTTTTCCTTTGTTCTCTTGTTTCTTTCCGTCGGGTAGCTCAGTCGGCGAACCACTCGACCGTCATGCCGCCCTCGTTGACCGTCTGCACGGAGCCGAAATTCTGGTAGACCCACAGCATCAGCTTGTCGCCTGCATTCAGCTTTCGGATTCTGCTGACGCCCAGTGTTGTCCATTGGCCTGAGGCGAGGCGGTGGAGGCCGAATACTCCGGAGTTGACCTGCCCGTTGACTGAGACGGCGGCGCCGCCCGCGTACGGGTCTGCGCCTCTGATGACCATGGAGGCGGTGAGACGGTAGAAGCCGGACGTGGGGACGATGAGCTCGTCTCCGACTGCGACGATTCCGCCTTTTAGTGTGACGGAGCCGCCGCGGAAAGGAACTTTTGTCCACTTGTCGTGGGCGGCCTTGACGTTTGCGCGAGTATGCCAGGTAGAAGCCAAAGGCGGGTCGGTAAAAGCTTTCCACGTAGTGATGGAGGGTGCGGCGGCTTCGGCGGCCCTGTGGCTGACGCCGGTGGTGCCGAGTGTCGTGATGCTACCGTCCTGGCCGGTTACCTGGATATTGGCGGAGCCCGTCTGGTCGCGGTAGATGCGCAGGCCTGAGGACTTCAGCGCCTGCCATGTGGCCTTGACCGAGGTGACGGTCAGGGTGGCGCCTGCGGGGAGCTTCCCGGCGCCGTGGACGGCGAGGTTCTTGCTGCCGGTGCGGAGCCACTGCCCTTCCGGGATGGTGAGGGTGATATCGACGGGCTTGGTGGCGGCGCAGTCGTAGGTGTCGCTCAGAGTAGTCCCGGCGTCGGTGGTGCCGTAGAGGCGGATGCGGCCGGTCCATGAGGGGGTGGCGCGGATGGTGACGGTGATGGGGCCGCACCCAACCTTGGTCGGGCCGAGGGGGCCGGTGTGTGTGGTCAGGACGGTGGTGTCGGTGAGGGTGGGGGCCTTGGTGACGGTGACGACCATGCCGTCACCCGTGTGGGCCGTCGTCGTGACGGTGTCTCCTTTGACAGGTTCCCATCCGTGACCGGTGGTCTTGGTGAGGTCCTGGGCCTGCTCCTGGACTGCTGGCACGGAGTCGAGGAGGCTGATCTCACCGCCTGCGAGGCGGTTGCCGATCAGGTCGCCGACGACAGCGGTGCCCGGAATAGTGGCGTCACCAGCGGTCAGCATGTCCGTGGTGACCTCCAGGAAGGCTCCGACCTTCGCGGAGAGCTCCTTGCTGGCGTAGATCTTCGGGGCGGTGACAGCCCCGTCTGCCAGGGACACGTCACCGACGGAGCCGGGGACCAGGACGGTGGAGGCGACCAGGGGGCGGGGCAGCCACTTCGCCCCGTCCCATACGCTGGCGGCGGTGATGGCGCCGTCGCCCCGGGTGGTGTACCAGATCATCCCCTTGACGGGCTTCTCCGGGGCCTTGGGGCCCACGTAGGGCGGCCTGTTGGCCTCACCCACGGCGAGGGCTTTCGCGGCGGCCTGCGAGGCTGCCAGGGCCTTGTTCTCGGCGTCCCGGGCGCGGTCGCGGACGGCGTCGGCGGACCGCTGCGCCTCCACGGCATCGTCCAACGCTTTTTTCAGCCGCCGGCCGGCCTGGCCCACGTACTCGACGTCGGCGCCCTCGGGGGCGTCGTAGACCGGGTCGCTGATTTTCAGGACCCGGCCGGTGGAGTCGAGGATGACCATGACGCGGGCGCCGACCCAGGTGGCGATGCCGTCGGACTGGCCCAGGGCCCGGGTGACCGGGGCGCCGGCGGGGATACCCACCTCCACCCACCCGACGGGCAGGGACGAGTCCGTCGACGGCGTGGCCGTGACCTCCCCGTACACCCAGGAGACGGCCGGTGCCGCCGGGGCGGCCGCCACGCCGCCCCCGCCGCTGGCGGCCGCCCGGGAGCTGGGGGCGGTGTCCAGCAGCAGGGAGGGGCGGATGCGGCGGGCCATAGGATCCTCACTCCTCCATCAGGTCGATGTCGATGCGCATGTCCGCGCCGGGGTCGGACAGGGGCAGGCTGTAGGCGGTCACCCGTCCGGCCAGGCGCTCCCCGTCGGCGGTGACGGCGCCGACGACGTCGCCGACCTCGATGCGGGGGTCGGGGACCACGGACAGGGACCGCGACTGCGTGGCGGCCAGATCCTGCGCCAGGTAGGTGTCGGCGGCCTGCTCGACGGCGTGCTGCGAGGAGGCGGCGGAGAACTCCTCATGGCGGGTGACCCACCCGTACCCGCCGGGCTCGTAGGGTGGGGCGGTGGACCTGCGTGTGGCGGTCCACCGCTCCTCCTGGCCGCCCTGGCCCGTGACCTGCTTGGTGCCGGTGACGTACCAGCGATTGGGGCGGCGGCCTCCGGAGCGCGGGGCGCGGGGGGCGTCGAGGAGGAGGCCGCTTGCGTGGGTGTAGACGGCGTCGGGGCGGACGCGGGTGCGGATGCGGTAGGCGTGGAGGCCGCCGTCGGCGCCGCAGCGCAGGCCGAGGCCCTGGCTGGCGGCGAGCTTGGCGACCGCCTCGGTCCGCGAGGTGCCCCACTGTGTAGTCCGTGGCACCGGCAGGTTGGGGACGCCGTCGTCGAGGACGATGGGCAGGGCGTCCTCGGCGAGCCGCCGCAGCTCGGTGTCCGTGGTGGCGCCGGCGGGCGGGGAGGAGGGCCAGGGGGCTGGATTCTGCTCCAGGAGCTGGAGGAGGTCGGTGGCGGTGACCTGTACGCCGGCGCTGTCCACGGACCAGGTGGTGTGGAGGTAGTGGCCCAGGGGGATCTCCCAGCGGCGGCCGGTCCGGTCCTCCATGAGGGCCGTCACCAGGCTGCGCTGCCCGTAGTTGTTGAGAGCGTCCAGCGGTGCGACTGGTGTCCAGGAGAGGGGGGCCTTGTAGGTGACTTGGGCGGGCACGGCCCTCGACGAGGCCGACCACTCGAGCTTGACGTCGGTGGCGGGGACGCCGGCGGTGAGGACCCTGCCGCCGCGGATGATGTCGATGCGGGCGCCGATGGCCATGCCTGCGGCGAGGTCGTCGGTGGTGGGGCCGGGTCTCATGGCATGCCTGCGATCTGGTGGCAGAGGTCCAGGGCGGTGCGGGCCCGCCACGCGCCCTTGTCGTGGGCGGCCCACTCGGCCCAGGTGACGACGGGGGCGGCCCCGTACCCGGACTGTGGGCCGCAGAGCATGGGGGAGTCCTCGGGGACCTCGGTCCAGGTGACGGCCCACTCCAGGATGCCGTCGCCGCTGATCCTCGTGGACGCGACCTTGTCGATGGTCACGAATCTGGGTGGCAGGGCGTCGGTGTGCTGTCCGGGGGTGATGATGAGGGGCTCGCTGCGGCGCAGGAGGTCCCACACGTCGTCGCCGCGGGTGGGGTCGAGGAGGGTGAGGGTGGCGGCGCCGGTGCGGGCGGGCTCGTCGAGCGCCCAGCGGGCGATCCTCGGGCTGAATCGGGCCACGCTGGAGGACCAGTCGCGCTTGTCGCCGCTCTGGCGCCACACGAGGTCGGGGACGGTGCGTCCGTCGAGGCCGGAGACCATGGCACGCCACCACTCCGTGGTGGGGCGGGTCAGGGTCACCGAGGAGTCCCCCTGCGTGTAGGTGAGGGTGGATCCGGGGACTGCCATCGCGTCGGAGACGAGGGTGGTTCGGGGCTGGGTGAGCAGGGGGCCCTTGGTCTCGGCGAGGGTCCGCTTCCACCACTGGGCGCTGCGGGGGGCGCGGACCATGCCGGGGACCGCGAGGAGGCGGTCCCCGGCGTAGATGGGCTCGCGGCCGGTGGCCATGAGCGAGGGGAGGCCGGTGTGGGCGGCGATCCATCCCGTGATGGGCACGGCGGTCTCACCCTCTCATGCGGTCGTAGTCGATGATTGCCCCCTCGGCCTCGGTCCTCATGCGGCCGACGAGCTCGCCGTCGGCGTCGCGGACGATCAGGTCCCGCTGCGAGAGGAGACCGTTCTCCAGGGCGCCGATGAGGCGGTCGATCTTGTCCCACTGCGAGGACGTCATGACGGCCTCGGGCCGGCCGGTGGCGTTGATGGCCATGGTGCCGCCGGGCTGGAGCCAGCCGCCGTCGTCGTAGCCGTAGACGCCTGCGGAGGGGCCGCCGTAGATGGCGATCTCGCGGACGGGGACGCCGAATGTTGGCGCCTCGATCATCCGTCCGCCGCCGGAGGCGATGGCGACGTGGTGGGCCGGATACCCCCAGAACAGCAGGTTTCCGGGAACATTCGAGTTGCCGGGGCGGGAGCCCGCCTGGTAGCCGGCGGCGGTCAGGCGCGGCCACCCCCACCCGAGCTGCTTGGCGGCCCAGTAAACCAGGCCCGAGCAGTCGACACCGCCCGGAACGGACGAGCCACCCCAGACATACGGCGTGCCGATAGCCGCCCTCGCCGCCGAGGGCAGGTCCGTGGCACTGCTCAGATCGACAGGCCCGTCCGCGCCCCCTGATGGGGCAGGCGCATGGGCGACGAACCAGTCCTTGACCCCGTCGACGATCTTCTTGGGAATGGCCTTACCGGCCTCCCAGAAGGCGCCGGTGTCGGAGTGCCCGTCCAACAGGGTCTTGACGGGTTGCCACACGAGGTTCTCGATGGCGCCGGCCGGGTCCGAGAGAATGCTTCCTACCGCCTCGGCGGCGTCACTCACCCAGGAGGCGGTGCTGCCGATCGACCGCCCGATGCCCGCGAGCCGTTTCTTCGCATCATCCCAGACGCCGCCTGGCGCGAATCCGCGGTAGCCGTCGATGCCGACGTCGCCGCCGGGGATGGGCCGGTGGCCGGAGGCGGCGCGGTTCATGGCGTCGACCATGCGGGGGCCGCCGATGGCGCGCACCCACTCGGGACGCATGATCGCCTCACCGCCGGACAGGGCGAGCCTGCCGCCGCCGTCATGCGAGACGAAATGGTAGATGTCCTTGCCTGGCGTGTAGCCGGGGAGGACGCCGCCGGAGGCGTAGCCGCCGACCTGCGGGACGTCGGGCATCCTCAGGTCCAGGCCGACTTTCTCCATGACGCCGTCGACGAGCTTCTTGATCCCGTTGGTGTAGACGGTCCCGATCACGAAGTTAATGGGACGGGCGGTCTTCTCCTTGATCTTGTCGAAGGCTGTGCCGATAGCGTCCTTAAGTTTTTCTGCGCCCGTCTTGATGCCGTTCCAGACGGAGGACACGCGGGTCCAGAGGGTGTTGTAGAGCCAGTCCGCGACAGCACTGATCGCGGACCTGATCCCGTTCCAGGCCGTGGTGATGTATGTCCACAGGAGGGCGGCACCGGCCTTGATCCCCTCCCACACCGCAGAGATGACCGGCCAGACGGTGCCCGTCAGCCAGTCCGCGACAGCACTGATCGCGGACCTGATCCCGTTCCAGGCCGTGGTGATGTATGTCCACAGGAGGGCGGCACCGGCCTTGATCCCCTCCCACACCGCAGAGATGACCGGCCAGACGGTGCCCGTCAGCCAGTCCGCGACGACGCCGATCGCCGTCTTGATGCCGTTCCACGCGGACTGGATATAGGACCAGAGAGCTGACGCCCCGGTGGAGATCCAGCTCCATACATTTTGGATGAATGGCCACGCGGTATTCACGAGCCAGTCCACAACCACGGATATCGCGATCCTGATGGCGGCCCAGTAGAGCTGGATCCCGAACCAGAGGAGCTGGGCGCCGAACTTGATCCAGTCCCACACTCCCTGGATGAGGGGCCACGCGGTGCTGACAAGCCAGGAGACGACCGCGCTGATAGCGCCCCAGATCGCGGTCCAGACCGTGGTGATCACGGACCACAGGCCCTGGGCTCCCGCAGAGATGTACCCCCACGCCGCCTGGATGGCCGGCCATGCGTTCGCGGATATCCATTCCACGACGCCGCTGATGGCGGACCAGATGCCGTTCCAGACGGACACGAGGATTCCCCAGAGCCCCTGGGCGCCGGAGGAGATATACCCCCACACGGACTGGATGATCGGCCAGACGTTGGTGGACAGCCAGTCCACGACGACGCCCACGGCAGTCTTGATGCCCTCCCAGGCGCCCATCACGACATTCCGAAATGTCTCGGAATTATTCCAGGCGTATATCAGCCCGGCCACAAGGGCGGCGATCGCGATGACCACGATGCCGATCGGGTTCGCGTTCAGGGCGGCGTTGAGGAGCCATTGGGCGGCGGTCCAGCCGACGGTGGCCACCTTGGCGGCGCCCTGCATCGCGATATTCGCCCAGCCGACCACCGTGTGGGCGGCCTGGGCGGCGGTGGTGGCGATCCAGGCGCCGGCCTGAATTCCGAGCTGCACGCCGGTCTTGACGAGATTCGCGACGAATTCTCCGGCGTACATCCCCATGAGGACGACAGTCTGGGCCTTTGAGGCGATCATCGCCGCAGTGTTGGCGATCCAGGCGCCCGTATTGGTGATCAGGGCGGCGGTGCCGGTCGCAACGCTCGCGATGAATGAGGCCAGGCTGATTCCGGCCATCACGACCTTCCAGGCCGTGAATGCGCCGACGACGGCGAGCAGAACGCCCTCATTCGTGGCCAGGGCTCCGAAGAAGCTGGTGACCGTGGAGAACGCCGACGAGCTCGCGACGTCGCTCAGGAATCCCGTGACGCCGGGGATGACCGACCCTGTGAGGGTCTCCCACAGGGATATGGCCGCCTCGCGCATGTCGAACAGGAAGGCGACAAGGCCGCTGTCCTCCTCAAGCCCGAATATGGGCCCCGTGAAATCACCGTTCGCGATGATGTTGTAGACGCTCTGGATCGAGGGGACCAGTGTGCTGCTGATCCACTGGCCCGCCGCCATCGCGGCGTCACGCACGTTGAACAGGAAGTCAACGAATCCGCTGTCCTCCTCAAGCCCGAATATGGGCCCCGTGAAATCACCCTTGGCGAGAATGTTCCACAGGGAGGAGAGGGACGGGATGAGGGACGTGTTGATCCAGTCGAACGCTTTTGTCGCCCATTCCGACATCTTGGACAGGGCGCCCGTGATATACGGCAGAGCCCGCTCGGCGATCTGCTGGGCGCCCGTGACCATCGTGGCCTCGAAATTGCCCCAGGCGCCCTCCATGGTCTGGGTTGAGGTAGCCGCCTCTTTGGCGACGTCCGTCATCCCCAGGTCCATGATCGCCGCGTTGAATTCCTCGGCGGTGATCTCGCCCTTCGCCATGGCGTCACGGAAATTCCCCGTGTAAGCGCCGGCATCCAGGAGCGCCTGCTGGATCTTCCCCGAGGCGCCGGGGATCGCGTCGGAGAGCTGGTTCCAGTTCTCCGTGGTGAGCTTCCCCTGACCCGCGGTCTGGGTGAGCACCATCCCCACGGACTTGAAAGTCTCAGCGTTGCCGCCTGCGACGGCATTCAGGTTGCCGGCGGCCTCAGCGAGCTTGTCGTACCCGGCGACACCGTTGGAGGCGAGCTGGGCGGTAATGTTCTGGATATCGTCCAGCCCGTAGACAGTCTTGTCCGCGTACTCCTTGGTGGAGGCGGTCAGGGCCTCGATCTGGTCGGACGCAATGCCCGCGAAAGACAACGTGTTCTTGAATTTCAGGGTCGCGTCCGCGGCATTGAGCGCCTGGGATGCTACGTCGGCGAATCCCATGCCGACGCCGATCGCCGCTGCGGCGCCGAGCGCCGCGGTAGCGATCGACCCGACCTGCTTGAAAGCTCCGCCGAGGCCGCTGACGATGGACTGCTCTGCGGGGCGGGTGCTGACCCCGCCGAGCTCGCGCTCGATCGAGGACCGCATACCCTTCATGGAGGGGCTGATCTGGATCCATGCGGTCCCGAGACTGTACCCGGCCATCCGTGTCCCTCTCTGGAATTGTGCCTGTCAGGCTGCGGTGAGTCCCGCCTGCTTGCCGTATCGGCGCAGCCAGTTGCGGCCCTTGCGGTCGCGGCGCTCGGCGCGGCTGGCCTCCTCCTGCTGCCAGCCGACCTTGGGCGGCTCGGGCGGAGGCGGCATCTTGGCCTGCTTGATGCCGGCGGATGCGGCGACGGCGCAGACGATCTGGTGGCCGACGTGCATGATGGCGGCGGTGTGGTCGGCCCAGTAGCGGGGGCCGCCGCGGGCGTGGTCGAGTGCCGACCCCGCCGGCAGGCCCCGGATGAGGACGAGCAGCCGGCGGGGTGTCAGGCGGCCCCGGTAGAGGTCGAGCAGGTCGACGCCGTAGACGCGGAGCAGGTCCGCCTCGATAGCCTCCCCGTAGTCCCTCAGGAGGCCGGGGAGGCCAAGGAGTTTCCCTGCTCGCGGCCGACCTGCCGGTAGACCTCCTCGACGAAATCGCGGACGCGCTCGACGGGGACGCGCCCGTTCTCGTCCTCCAGTGCGTCGAGGACCTCGTCATGGCGGTCGCCGACGATGGCGTCGAACATGAGTGTGGGGCGGCCGCGGTCTGCGGCCTCGATGACCCGGTAGTCGTTGAGGGCGTCGTACTCGACGTCGAGGGCGAGGCCTGCGACGTGGACGGTGTAGGTCCCGCCCATGGCCTCTGCCTTGGCTGCGTGGTCCTGGGGCTCCTTGGCGCCGGCCTCGCGGGCGCGCTCCGCCGTCCTGCTGGCGGCGGGGCGGCGGTTCTTGCTGCGGCTCTTGCTGCGGCTCATGGGGATGCGTCCTTCCTGGCGTGGGGTGGTCCTGGCGTGGTGGTGGCCTCCTCCGCCCCGGGGACCATCCCAAGAGCCGGGGCGGAGGAGGAGCATTGGGTCAGGCCGGGATCAGGGCCTCGTGGTCGGAGTAGATGATGAAATCGCCGAGGACCGACAGGTTGTAGGCCCAGCCGGTGATCTCGGCCTGCTGGAAGGTCACCTCGCCGCGCTCGCCGAGCTCCAGGCGGGGGAAGACGATGCGGACGTGAGCGTTCGTGCCGGAGACGTCCCAGAGGTCGGCGGCGCCGGAGAGGAGCTTGACCTTCCGGGACGACTTCGCGGTGATCTTGGCGACGGCGATCTTCTCGGCGCCCTTGTTCTCCTCGATCTTCTCGGACGTCGCGTCGAGGTACCAGGTGACGGTCTTGAGGATCGTCTCCAGGAGGGTGGCGCTGATGGACGTCTCGGAGGAGTCGAGGAATGTCTTGACGACGCCGTGGCCCTGGTGGCCCTTGATCTTGGTCAGGGAGTCGTCCATCGTGAGCTTGACGCCGTCCTCGTGGAGCCAGCCGACGTTGGTCAGGCCGCTGATGGTGGCGAGGTCGGTGGTGAGGCCGGGGACCTTGGTGGCGAATGTCTTGTCGTAGTCGGTGAGCCACAGGGAGTCGTCGTCGGACGAGAAGATGAGTGCGTTATCGGCGTTCACAGCCATGGTGGTGTCCTTTATCGGTGGAGTGTGATGGTGGCCGTGCAGGTGGCCCGCGGCTGCGCGGTGTCCGGGTCGGGCATCTCGGCGGGGGCGGTGGACTGCACGCGGGTGACGCCGATGCGGCGTGTCGGCAGGAGGTGGATCGCGTCCACGGCGGCGCGGGCGAGGTCCATGGCGTCGCCGGTGGACCGGCCGTAGGCGTCGACGGTGACCTGGGCGACGGTGAGCGCCTTCTGTGTGACGCCGCTGCCGCCGGTGGCGATCACGGTGACGAATCGGCGTGGGGCGGCGTCGCCGTCGGGGCGGGACGAGAAGACCTCCGCCCCGGTGAGGGCGGAGGCCAGGTGCTCCATGACGATCTTCTTGGCGTCCGGCGTGCGCAGGGGCCGCTCATAGGTGGGTGTCACGACGAGCCGCCCCCGATGGCCTTCTCCAGGACGTGGTCCCGGGCCTGCCGCCGGTAGGCCTTGGCGTCGCGGGCGCGGACGTAGCCGCGGGGCCGGTTGCCGTAGGTCATGCGGGCGCCGAATCCTTCGCCGGCGCGGTCGGCGATGGCGTCGGCCTTCTGTCGGACGAGGTGTGCGACCTCGGGACTGTTCATGAGCGCCTCGAAGCCCCTGGTGTCGGGGGTGAACTTGGTTCCCATGGGGGTCATGGCTCCTTGGTCGTGGGCTCGACGGCGGCGAGGGTGACGGCCAGGCCCATGGGCCAGTCGGCGGGCCGTCCCTCGACCCGGTAGGTGGTGGTGCCGACGCGGACGCGGTCCGTGGCGGTGAGGTCGGGCCACTGGCCGGGCCAGTAGAGGGTCGGGGAGGACAGGACGGGGGCGGAGCCGGCCGCGACGGGCTCGGAGGTGCCGCCGGGCGCGAAGAGCGCGTCCGGCAGCGGCTCCTCCACGGTTTGTCCGGGCATTCGCTCCCCGTACTGGTCCCGGGCGCCGGGCGCGGTGCGCAGCCGTGTGACGGCCTGCCTCCAGGCCTTCATGCGGGTACCCCGGGTCTGAGGAGGTCGACCTCACCTGGCAGGACCACGCCGCGCAGAGCCCTCCGCTCCGACTTTGTCAGGAACAAGTTCCCGTCGGGGTTGGAGTAGGAGAGCTGCTGCGTGAACGGCCCCGCGGTGACGGACTCGCTGGCGACGGTCCCGCGGGCCTCCAGGAGGCCCGTGTTGGTGCCGTTCTGGATGTCGGCGAGGAGCGCCCGCTTGACGATGGAGCAGGCCACGCGCCGCAGGCGGATCGGCGGCAGGCTCTTCCAGCGGGGGAATTCTGCCTTGATGACGTCGGATGCGTCCTCCAGGAGGGTCTGGGCCCGCTGCCGCTCTGTGTCGGTCAGGGGCCGCCACCTGGCCTCCAGGTCGGCGACTGTCGCGAATGCTTCGTCAGCCATCGTCCTGCTCGCCGGCGGGGTGGACGGTGACGCCCAGGTCTCCGGGGAGTGTAGCCAGCGCAGCGGCCGTCTCGGCGTCGACGGTCGCCCGCCCGTCGACGAACTGGACGCGGGGGTGGGTGACGAGCAGGTGCGGGACCTCGCTGGTCACGACCACGTCCGGCGCGTCCTCGACGGGCGTGGCTTCCGGCGCGTCCTCGGTCTTGCGGCGTGCCATGATCAGGCCGCCACCGTCAGGATGCCGTGGGCCTTCTCGTTGCCGTAGCGCAGGCCGATCTCGCCGTAGATCTGCACCTTGTCGGAGGCGCCGACCTTGGCCAGCGGCTCAGCGAAGAAATGGCCCTTGCCGGGGATCTCCAGGAAGGCCGGGTAGAGCTCGTCGAGGGAGGCGACGACCAGCTGCTCGGCCGGCATGTACCGGTTCAGCATGATGTTGCAGGACCCGAAATCGGTCTCGAAGGTCTGGAGGTTGACGCCGCCGACGTTGCGGGTCGTCTCCTTGTAGTCCTTGTTCTTGATGAAAGCCCGGGTGAGGGCCCGCTTGAGCTTGGCGCCCACGATGACGGTGCGGGTCTCGGAGACCTGGATGCCGCCGTTCTCCCAGACCTTCTGCATGAGGTCGAGGACGTCGTCGTCGGTGAGGTCGGCCGCCGTGTGCGTGGTGGCCGCCTTGTTCGTGGCGATGGCCTCGATCAGGCCGCGGGTCTTGCGGGCCGTGGTGTTGTCGGTGGGCTTCTGGTACTTGCCGGTGATGAAGGTCTTCTCGACGTCGCGGGCGATCTGCTTGAGCTGCTGCTCGATCTGCCAGGCGAGCTCGTCGGCGGGCATGACGGCGGAGCCGATGGTGACCGTCGGCTGGCCGCCGGTGGCGCGCTGGCCGGTGGCGCCCTGCTTCGTGTAGGACACCTCGACGGCCTCCTGGTGGATCTCCAGGACGTTGGAGGCGTTGTAGCGGGTGCGGGCCTCGCCGTCGGGGGCGGCGGCGCCCTCTGTGCGCTGCCTGTCGTCGGCGGCGTCGCGCAGGTCGTAGCCCTGCCACTCGAAGAACGTCGCGCCGACGGACTGGCCGCCGGTCAGGCCTCCGATGGCGGACAGGAGGGGCGTGTCCTCGGGGGACGCCCCGAAGAGCTCGCCAACGTAGTTGGGCAGGTTGTAGGTGGTGCCGAGACCCGTGATTCCGGGCATCTCTGGCCTCCGTTCAGTAGTGTGGCGGTATTAGCGGCCGCTGAGCATGGATGCCTTGAGGGCGGCCACGAGCCCCTTGTCGCCGGCCTTCTCGGCGGCGTCGATCTGCTCGGGCAGGGTGGGGGCCTTCTTGTCTGGGGTGGAGATGTTGAAGGAGGACCAGGAGGGCGGCGCCGGCTCGGCTGCCGCCGCGGAGTTCTTCCAGTCGGTGAGGGCCTTGGCCCACGCCTCGGGGTCGTCGCCGGGGCCTGCCAGGAGGTCGGCGGGGACGCCTGTGGCGGCGGAGAGTGCGAGCCGGTCGCGCTCGGCCTTCATCTGGGCGAGCTCGTCCTGGATGGAGGCGATTGCTGCGGCCTGCTTCTCGGCGTCGCTCTTGCCGGCGTTCCTGAGGTCGTCGAGCTGCTTGCGCAGGTCTGCGGCTTCCTTGGCGGCGGTCTTGCGGGCCTGCCGCTCGGCGTCGAGGGCGCGTTTGCCGGCTTCGCCGAGCGTGTCGCCGCCGGTGGCGGGCGTCGCGCCCTCCGCGCTGGTCTGCGGCGTCGTCTCGGTGGGCGTCTGCGTGTCGCCGCCGGTGGCGGGCGGGGTGCTGGTGTCCATGGGGCGTTCCTTCTCTCCTGCGGCGTCGCGCCGCGACGTGCCCGTCCGGGATCGTCCCGGTGGGCGTGGGTGGGTGTGGGTGTCACTCGTGCGGCGTCGCGCCGTCGGTGAGTGCCTGGGGGTGCATGCGGCGCATGCGGGCGAGGATGTGCTCGGCGTCGGCGGGCTCTCCGTCGGCGACGGCCGCCTGGCGGGCCTGCTCGTACATGGCGTGCATGGCGTCGGGGTCGTAGCCGTCGATGTGCGCCCGGGACCGGTCCCACTCGGGGACGATCTGGCAGTGGCAGTCGTCGTGGAATCGGTGGGCGTCGCCGCCGGCCTTGTCCTCGCTGTGGTAGACGAATCCTCGGGCGGCGAGCATGGTGCAGAAGGCGCAGGTGCGCGGCCCCTGGGGGACCCTGGCCCACCTGGGGCGTGCGGGGTCGTGGGCGGCGTTCCTGGCGACTGTGGCTCGCGCCATGTATGTCACGTACCGCTGTGTGGCGCCGGACAGGACTGCGAGCGCCTGGTCAGGGGCGCCGGCGAAAAGGTGGCCGGCGGCGTAGCGGGCGGTCTGGGCGACCTGGGTGTCGTCCACGGGGTCCGCCAGGACGGCCTCGTATGGGGTGTCGACGGCGGCGGCGCGCAGGCCCTCGAACCAGTCGGCGGCCGCTGCTGCGGCGGCTTCCCCGTAGAGGGCGGTCAGGCGGGGGAGGAACTCGATGAGCTCGTCCCTGGCCGCTTCGGGGCGGGTCAGGTCCAGGCCGCCGAAGAGGATTGCCAGGTCCGCCTGGGCGGAGGAGGTGAGGCGGCTGGTGGCCGCGGAGAGCCGGTCAACGTCCTGCCTCGTCGTCATCGTCGCCTCTCACGCGCCTGCGCCTACGGCGGCGCCTGCGGCGCCCGCGCTCGTCCTCGTCGTCCTGGCCCTGGTCCTGGTCGTCGTCGCGCTCGTCCTCGGCCTCCTCGGGGCTCTCGTCCTCGGGGGTGTCGGGGTCCTGCGCGTCCTCCGGCTCCTCGTCCGGCCCCGCCTCATCCTCGGCGCGGCCGGCCAGGAGCTTGTCGAGGACGCTGGCGGCCTGGGCCCGGCGGATCTGGGAGCGGATACGGATGATCTGCTCCGCCGTGTACCCCAGTTCCTCCAGGGCCACATCCGTCTGGGCGAGCTCCGGGATCGCGGAGATCTGCTTGACCATCGCATCAGACTGGGAGACGACCGACGGCATCGCCGGATTCCGCCAGCGCGTGGACACGCGCGCCAGCTCGTCGCCCATGTCGCAGGCGCTGCCTCCGTCGCGGAGGAGCACCATGTTCTGGATGACCCGGTCGAGGGCGTACCCGTTCGCCCGGTTGAGGGCGGTAGCCTCAATGACCAGATCCTCCTTGGACGCGTAGATCGCCTCGGCGGACGACGGATTGTCCTGGACGATCCCCAGGGACGAGATCGGCACGCACGACGCGGCAGAGAACTCGGCGGCCAGGGACCGGCGCATCTCCAGGAACGGGGTCATCGCCTGCTGGGGGATGACCTGCAGCTGCGGCAGCTGGCCATCCTCATCCCTGGGGAGGGTCTTCATCCGACCCATGTACCAGGTCCACAGGGGCGTCTTATTGCCGTCCTCGTCCACGAAATCCGCCGAGTCGGCGCCCAGGAGGAGCAGTGCCGGGGCCGCATACAGGTCGGATGAGATCTCCATCCGGTAGCCAGCACGTACGGCCCGGTCCGTGATCGACATGACCTCACGGGTGATCCGCGACCGCCCGAAAGGCCGGGCAATAGACGGCTGATGCGCCAGCAGCTCGATGGGGGTACGGCCGAGGCCGTGGCGGCGCGTGTACTCGACCTGCCAGCCGTGGCCCTCGCCGGCGGTCATGGCGGTCACCGTCTCCGGTGTCATCATGACCAGGGCGGTGGGGCGGCCGATGTCGTCCACGGCCGTGACCACGAGGCCGGCGGACAGGGCGCGGCGCCGGTAGTCCCAGATGCCGGTGGCCCACTCCGCGGAGGCGGAGGAGACGATCACGGCCGGGTCGCCGGCCTGCACGTCCCCGGGCAGGGTCGCCATGAAAGCACAGGAGTAGGTGAGCTCGGCGTCGATCGCCTGCGGCACCTCCATGCTGAAACGATTGGCGTGGAGGAGCATTGACAGGTCAAAGGGGTCCTCGGCGCCGGAAGGGACCGTGATCCCGTCCCACATGCACCGGGCGGCCAGAGCGGTGACAGCCTTACCGGGCCAGCCGCAGACGACGCTGAGGGAGTCCCGCATATAGGTGGGCACGGAGGCGCCCAAATAGTTCAGGATCACGTGCATGTCACGGTACGCGCGCCGCAGCGCGTTGCGCTCGCGCTTGCGCTCCCACTGGCGCAGCAGGCGCCGGAAAACATCCTGGTCGACGTCGGACAGGCTGGCGACCTGGGTACTGGCGGGGATCATCATGCGGTCATCACCACGCCTCTGCTCCTCCCGCCGTCACTCTTGGGCCGTCTCCTGGTGGTCTTGGTGGCCCACAGGGCCAGGGTGACGGCGTCCAGGCCCGCCACCGTGTGCCCCTCAGGGGCCTCCCACCCGAATCCTCCGTTCGTGCCGATCCGCCGCCGCCTGGCGACGCCGACCTCTACGGCCAGCTCCGGGTCGGGCAGGTGGGTCATGGTGTGCTCGCGGATCGCGGCGTCCGTCATGGCGTGGGCGGTGATCGCGTCGGCCGCCGACGGCGTCCAGATGACCCTGCCGGGCACGCCGGCCTCGTGGAGCCGGTCCACCATGTCGCCCGCCGCGCTCTTGCCCTCGACGACGACCTGGGCCCACCGGTCCCAGTGCTCCAGCAGGTAGTCGACGATCCACTGGACGCCCTCGCCCATGGGGCGCACGCCCACGAGCTCGGCGTGGATGCCGTCGTCGGCGCGGCCCGCCCTGGCCACTCCTGCGGTGGCGCCGTCCACGCTGAATCGGACGGCGGCGCACCATCGGGTGGCACCAGTCGGCGCCTCGTCCCGGGGGATCTCGCAGGCCGCCCAGTCGTCGGCGTCGATCGCCAGCCGCGTGGTGTCGCGATCCCAGATGCCCAGGCCCTCCCGCCGGAAGCTCTCGGGGCCGAGAGCGCGCTTCATGCGCAGGATCGCGGCCTCTGGCGTCCGGTGCGGGTAGGAGGGGTTGGCCTTGCGCCACTGGTCGCGGTCGTCGGGGTCGGCATCCTCGTCGGCGGAGAGCTCGACGTAGGTGCCGTCCTTGACGTCCCCGGCCAGGGCCTCCCGCCGGAAGTTCGAGAAGGCTTCGGACGGGTCGACCGGCCTCGGCGGTGTCCCGAGGCGCAAGATGAGCGGATTCCGGGCCGTGTTGGTAGCGGGGACCATGTCGTCCAAGGCCTTCTGGCCGAGGATCTGGGCCTCATCGAAAACAATGACATCGACGCCGGCGAATCCTCGGCCAAAACCGCCTTCCCTGGCGCCGAACAGGATCCGGGACCCGTTCTTGAAAGTGATCTCTTGCTGCCCGTTGGCCTGCCGGACGCGCTCGACGTAGGGGGCTACCTTGGGCTTCCTGGCTGTCCCCTGCATGCTCCGGAAGGTCTCGTCGGCCGTCCTGGTCCGATGGGCCGTCCACAGGACGAAGAGGTTCTGCTCCAGGGTACACAGGGCGAAGACGATGGCACCGATGGTGTAGGTCTTCCCCGTCTGCCTCGGGATACTGATCTGCACGCCGTCGATGCTGGCCGCGTACAGGCCGTCCCGGCGCTTCGCCAGGATCACCCGCCCCAGCCCATCCTGCCACCGGTCGAATCCCAAGCCCATGCGGGCACACCGGTCACGCACAGGCGGCCACCCGGTCAGCGGGACCTCCGGGTAGATCAGGTGACGGGCGATCTCGGACAGGCGCGGCTCAGACGGCCTCCCACTCCTCGTCACCGGAGGCCTCGCCACCCTGGATCGCCTCCTCACGCTCTGCGGCGTCCATGGACCGCAGCTCCTTGTCGATGTCCACCAGGCGCCGGGACAGGGCGGCCAGGTCCCGTGGCGGCGTGCCGGGGTCGTCGATCGTCTGTGCGATGCGGGCCCGCAGCGTCATCAGGACGTCCCTGGACGTGCCGTCCTTGACGGCCTGGGCCACCGTGGAGGGGGCCGGCTTGCGGCGCGGCTCATCCTTCTCGGAGACGACTCGTAGCGTGGCTCCCATGATGGTCCTCCAGGGCGCTGTGAGGCCCGTGGAGGGCCTTTCGGGTGGTGGTGGGTAGAAATGGTGGGGAGAGATTTCGCT